AGGTGCTGTAGAAGCAAAACACGGGGAACAAGAATCCAAATCCGATTCACCGTACTAAAAACTTCCATTGGAAGGACCTAGAGGCCGGTGATGGGAGACTGGATCCGGCCTCGCAAAATTACTATGGAAGATTTTAGAAAGATATTTACAGGATTAGAGCGCGCTCACGGATGCACTTACGTGGATAAGAAGGGTGCCGATGGACTCAAGGTCAAAGGTAAATCATTTGTAAAAAGAGAAATGGTTACTGATAAACATTGGGAAGACCATCTTAACGGCATAGAACCTAGTCTAGGAATTATACCAATTAACGAAGACAACGAGTGTAGGTGGGGATGTATTGATGTAGACAAATACACTCTAGATCACAGAGAAATAATTAAAAAAATAAATCAATTCGCAATACCACTACACGTTTGTAGATCAAAAAGTGGTGGTGCACATATATTTTTATTTACTACAGATTTTGTACCCGCAAAACTCATGCGAGATAAACTGATGTCGTTAAGTGCTGTGCTAGGATTTGGTAATGCTGAGGTATTTCCAAAACAAATTGAATTAAAATCGCAAGATGATACAGGAAATTTTCTAAATTTACCATACTTTAATTGTAAAAATACAACAAGATATTGCTTTGATCTTCAAGGCAGAGCAGTTAAAATAGATGTTTTTTTAAACGCTGTAAAAGTCAGCGCTCTCACGCCAAAAGAATTACAAGATCTACAGATTAAAAGACCACCATCAGAGTTTGATGATGGCCCACCTTGTCTCGAGTCATTAACAAAAGAAAAATTAGATGATGGTAGAGATAGAGTTATGTTTCAATTTAGAGTGTATGCTAGAAAAAAATGGCCAGACAGTTGGGCTGATAAGTTAGATGAATTTAATTATAAGCACTTTGTAAACCCGTTTCGACACGATGAAATATCAAAATTTAGAAAAGATAATAAAGATTATGGTTTTAAATGCAGTGAAGAGCCTATGTGTAACCATTGTGATAAACAGCTATGTAAGACTAGAAAGTATGGTATTGGCACACAAAGTATGTTCCCACAATTATCTGATCTACAAATAGTAGAATTAGATCCTAAAATATTTAGATTAAATGTAGATGGTGAAAGAGTAGAATTAAAGGCAGAAGAATTACAAGAGCAAAGATTATTTGTAAGAGCTTGCATGAATCAAATCTATAAGTTTCCTCCAACACTAAAACCAAAAGACTACAAAGATTTAGTATCATCTCTAATGGCTAACCCAGAAATAGTAGAGGCACCATCAGGTGCATCTAAACTAGAGCAGCTGACACAACATCTTGAAAACTATTGTACAAGTAGAACTGCAGAGGGTGCAACAAAAGAGGACATGGAATCAGGTAACGTATGGAACAAAGATGGACATCACCATTTTATCTTTACACATTTTTATCACAAGTTTTTACATAGACACAAATGGACAGAGAAGTATGATATTACGATACTGTGGTTATTAGAACATTGTAATTGTGAGCACGTGAGAATGACAATAGGAAAAAAGAAATTATCTGTTATAAGATTAAAACAATTTGAAAAAGAGCAGATAAAAATAAAAGAACGAAAGTTTAAAAAGGAGGATGCATTTTGAAAACTATTGTATTGGGTCCACCTGGTACAGGTAAGACTACAACTTTGCTGAATGAAGTAGACATGTATTTAAAACAAACCGATCCAGATAAGATTGGTTATTTTTCTTTTACACAGAAAGCTGCATACGAGGCTAGGGACAGAGCCATGTTAAAATTTAATCTATCAGAGGACGATCTACCATACTTTAGAACACTGCACTCACTAGCTTTTAGAAGACTAGGTATAAAGAAAGAAGAAGTTATGCAGCGTAGACATTACGAAGATCTAGGCAAGAAGATGGGACTGATAGTAGACTACCACGAATACGATAACGAACATACAGGATTATTTACAACTAAAAGTGATTTACTACGTATAATACAAATAGCTAAATTACGAGGTATCACACCAGAACAACAATATAATTTAAAAGAACACACACAAGATATAACAGTTAAACAACTAAAACAGTTCGTGCATGATCTTAATCAATACAAAAAAGATTATAACTTAATTGATTTTACAGACATGATTACAGAATTTGTTAAAGCAGATCGATCACCACGATTTGATGTAGTATTTATAGACGAAGCACAAGATCTATCACAATCGCAATGGGGTATGGCTAAATCGATATGGGATAAGACAGAACATACTTATCTAGCAGGTGATGATGACCAAGCAATATTTAGATGGGCTGGTGCAGATGTAGATAGTTTTATATCACAGACAGGAAAGATAATGCAGTTGACACAGTCATACCGAATACCGCAGGTAGTTCATGATGTGGCATCACGCATAGTAAATAAGATACAGCACAGACTACCAAAAGAGTGGCGACCAAAAACACAAAGAGGATTACTTTCATATTATGATGACTTTGAACAAATTAACATGAAACAAGGTAATTGGCTAGTGCTAGCCAGAACCAAGTTTATGTTGAGTGATTTAGAGGATCACCTTTACTCACAAGGATTGTATTATGAGAACAAATTTAAAACAAACAGAGAACAAGATTTGTACAAAGCTATTACAGACTGGGAAAATCTGCGTAAAGGTGTGGACATAAACTCAGAGCAAATAACTAGAATAGCATCGTACATGTCGTCAAATCATTTTGAAAAAAATTCATTAAAACTTTTAGACAAAGACGCAACTTACAAAATGTCAAACCTACAGGAGAGACGTTGGTTGAAGACAGATAAAATTTGGTATGAAGCTTTTGATGATGCACCACAAAGAAAAATAAGGTATATAAGAAGGATGAGGGAGAACGGTGAGAAACTAAATTCTAAACCTAGAATTACTTTATCTACAATACACGGCGTGAAAGGTGGTGAGCAGGATAACGTAGTTCTCCTGACAGATCTATCAAGAAACACACAAAGAAACTACGAACAAAACCCTGATGATGAAAACAGATTGTTTTATGTTGGCGCAACTAGAGCTAAAAATCACCTACACATTATCAGACCAAAAGATATATACAAAGGATACAGGATATGAAAACAGAAGAAGCGTTACAATTAGCGAAAGAATTAATTGAAGGACCTAGGGCAAAAACCTACGGAGACAAAATACAAAATCATTGCAACATCGCAAAATTATGGACAGCATATCTAGACAAAGAGATCACAGCACACGATGCTGCTGTGATGATGGCTTTGTTAAAAATAGCAAGAACTAAATTTGGTCAACCAAAATCAGACACATATGTAGATGCAGCTGCATACATGGCAATAGCAGGAGAATGTAAACATGAAAATGATATTTAAACCACAAACAGAGTGGATACCACCTACAGACTTTCCTGATCTTAGTAAATACGATGAGATAGCTGTAGACTTGGAAACAAAAGATCCAAATCTTAATGAGAGAATGGGATCTGGCTCTGTTGTGGGTGTGGGTGATGTGGTTGGTATATCGTTAGCCACACACGATTGGTGTGCATACTATCCTATCGCACACGAAGGTGGTGGTAACATGGACCGCAAAATGGTTTTAAACTGGTTACAGAACCAGATGAACACAGATTCTACAAAAATATTTCACAATGCAATGTATGATATATGTTGGTTAAGAAAAATAGGTATTAACGTAAAAGGACAAATAGTAGATACTATGATTGCTTCATCACTAGTTGATGAGAATAGATTTAGATATGATTTAAATGGTTTATCAAGAGACTATCTTGGTAAAGGTAAAGATGAAAGTGTATTACAAGAGACAGCAAAGTCTTGGGGTGTAGATCCCAAAGCAGAAATGTATAAACTACCAGCCATGTACGTTGGAGCTTACGCAGAGCGTGACGCCCAACTCACACTGGAGTTGTGGCAAGAATTTAAAAAAGAAATAATACACCAGGACATTGAAGACATATTTAATATGGAAACTAAATTGTTTCCTGTTCTTGTTGACATGAGATTTTTAGGTGTACGTGTAGATGCAGATAGGGCAGCTTACGAAAAGCAAAGAATGGTTGAAGAGGAGAATAGATTGTTAGGTGCAATTTATGCTGAAACAAAACAAGACGTACAGATTTGGGCTGCAAGATCTATTGCTAAAGTATTTGATAAACTTGGTCTACCATACGAACGAACAGTGAAAACACAAGCACCAAGCTTTACTAAAAATTTTTTATCGAATCATCCACACAAAATTGTACA